GTCACAGAGCCACGCAACATCTCAACGGTCCCCACGGGTCATAATTTCAGATTGGGGCAATACGTACAAGTGTTTACCGAGAACATACTAAAAGTAACTCATTGGTATGCATTCGGAAAACACCCAAGAGAGATGTCGACTACTATGCACGAAAAAGTAAGTGCAAGTAATGTCGTTTGCGATATGGATATCTCCAAATGCGATGGTTCCATGGGTTTGATAATATATTTGCTCATGCGTGCACTTATGCTTAGATCATTTGCACGCGAGTATCACCCTGAGGTTATAAAACTACTGTTGAAAGAAGCCAAGTGTAAAGGTATTACTTCCCACGGTTACGTATACGAAGCGCTCTGGAACACTATTTCTGGATCTGCGATTACATCATGCAGAAATAGTTGTGGAAATGCATTCATGAATTATGTTGCTTTACGCCAGCTCAATGACTCGCCTGCTGATTGCTATGCGCGGTTAGGGTTATATGGAGGAGATGATGGCATCACTTGTGATGTCGACCCAGCACACATGAACAGAGTATTCGCACAATTCGGGATGTTGTTGAAAGCAGAAACAATATTACCTGGCAATCCGGTACCATTTTTAGGACGACTGTTTATTGATCCTTGGACGACAAGTGAATCAATAATAGACGTCAAACGCCACTTGATAAAACTGCATATGACAGTATCGCCAATGGATGTACCCACAAATGTGGTATTACATCGAAAAGCTTCAGGTTATCTAATTACCGACCCTAGTACGCCCGTGATATCTCATTGGTGTAATTGGGTCATGCGCAATTTCCCAGCCATACATGAGCGCGATTTAGAGCGATATAAACGATACCTGAATAGCGATGTCACATACTGGTCCAAGTTTGAACATCCGTTCCCACCAGTTACGGCACACGAGCAAGTTCGTAAAATTATTTGTGACAATATAGGCTGCCAACCTGATGATTTAGACAGGTTATGCATGGCGTTGGACACCGACGATACACGATTGCTAACTTCAGTTAATTTCTTTCAACCAAATACGAAAGTGACAGTAGAAGCGCAAATGGGTGGCACAATATTGCCTGCCGAACGCACGGCAACACATCAACAGCAAATTGCAGAAAATGCAAAGCCAGCGCAAGTCAAAGCTCCGAAGCAAAAGGCAATAGCTGCACCAAAGCCAAATAAGACACAACAAGTGTCTAAGCATCCAACAGATACAGATGCCAAGGCGGTGCAAGCTGCAAATCGATTGAGAAATAAAAAGGTATTACCAAATCGACCTAATCCAGAGACAAGACCAAATGTAAAGACATGTAAACAGTTCGCAGAAACCGGCGTATGTTCATTCGGGGGTAAGTGTAAATTTCAGCACACCCTAGCCGATGCACTGCGAAACGCCATAGTCATATAAATATAAACACGTTGAGCACACGTGCGATTGACCATCGCACCTCGAATTTCGATTCAATATAAATTAAATTATTGCAAATTACGAATCTCGATTCGATTTAAAAATTAAATTGTTGTAAAATGCCAAATGCTAAACCAGCTAATAAAAATAATACTCCTGGCAATGCTCGGGCTAAGCCTCGTAATAATAGGCAGCGCTCTAATCGCAAAGGCGGTAGTAAAAGCGCCGCTAGCCAGAATAGCCGCAATAACAACAGCAGCAAGCGTACCCCTGATACGATTATATCGACATTAACAAAGTCGATGAAGGAAGTTAGTCTAAATAATTCCATGGCTACTCACCCTTACTCTCAGGCCCGCTTAAGATGTTGCTTACCGCGTACGATACCTATCATACCAGATGGATCGTCATCACGCGCAATACGCGTTTGTCTTTATGCTGTGGATCGCATCTCATTTACCGGACCAGGAGCAAAGTCGTGCCTTTTGGGATTTTGGCCTGTTGTACCAACGCCTGGTGTTATCCTATCCAACTTTAGCTCCGTCTTGCTAAATGGATCAGGTAACGGAGTGCCAAACTCTAATAACACTAACGCGCTTGGATTCGGTATATCTAATCAATTTGCTACACTAGCTAAAGCGTACTCACGCCCTGGATCTTCCTCCAACGCATTTGATATATACAACGCTGCTAATTGTCGTATTATTTCACAGACACATGATATAACGTACACCGGCCCAGTCAATACATGCTCTGGGTTAATCCGATCATGGGAGTCTGAAACTAATATCTATCCGCTTGGCGCTGTCACAGCCTATTCCTCAACAGCTACCGCTCCAATCACTGGCACTAGCGTTCAAAGTCTAGCTGCCACTGGTAATTGGGCGGCCTGGGCACCTGTAGGTACAGAAATACTCGGCGTGGAATATTCCAATTCTGCACAACCACCGCCGTCAGCTGTATCGGTGCGTCCAGAGCAAGGCATGACACTACGTCTTGGACACAAAACTGGCAAATATTCTACACTAACATGCAGGAACACTCCACCAGCTGTAGTAGCAATATCTGGTGGTGTTACATCGACTACTGGC